CGACACATCGCCTGTCTCGTCATTATTTCGCTCGAAACTAGGTGTTTGTTGCCTTCTTACCTCTTATTCTTAAAAGCCGAAGGCAAAATTCTTGAGAAACTACACCCTTACAGCGAATTTAGTGTTATATTTAAACCTAGTTTCTCGCTAAACTTTCAATACAATACCGATTGTATCACAATCCGGAAGGAAAGTCAATAGAGATTGTCAAAATTTTTGCAAAAAAAATTTCTACAACCTCGCTGACACTCTACAACAAAATCCTACCGGAACCTGAAACACTACAACCGCTCACAACGGAACTTAACCCCTATACCCCGTCTGTTGTTTAGACGCAACAGTAGGGGAAAGTAGGGGAATCGTTTGAGGAAAATCGTATGTATGGGTACGCGCAGGTACCCGAACGCGCACGGGGGGGTGCGGGTGCGCGTTTAGACCGCGCATGCGCCCGCGTTTAACCCCCGCGGGTGCGCGTTATCTACCGCGCAGGCGTGTGCGCTCTATTGCAGCGACTCGACCCCGGAACCAGCCGGGCCGCACCCGGCGTCCGACGATGGCGACGGGCCGCACCCGGCGACATTGTCGGTATCGTTGCCAGTCTCATCTGCGTTTACACGCTGCACCGCAAGCAGTGACGACAGGCGGCGCTCAAGGTCAGCCGCTACCAATGCGGCAGGACGTTCGCGGTGATCCTCGACCACGTCGCGATACAAGCCGCAGGCCTTGCCCAGTAGTTCAGCCGCCCGTAGTTGCGTCTGCGTTGCGGGAGCCTCGCCGTTAGACCATTGGCGTAGTAGGCGTATGAGGTTGTCGCGGTCAGAGACCGTGCTGACCTCGCTCAAACGCCTCTTCTCCACCGCTAGCGCCTCCATGCATGCCCTAACCTTGCCGTCCACCATCAACTCCGCAGCCCTGCGCTGCACTGACGCCGGTTTCATAGCCTCTGCGTCATACGAATTGCGATACGCCTCAGCGATACCCATGCCATTCACCACGTTTTCCGCGAATTTACGCTGTTTTGCGGTGAGTCCGTATTCGTCGGTGATACCTGCCATTGTGCGTTTAACCCTTGTTTACTAGTGCATTTGCTAATCTTTGACCATGCTGATTGCATGACCGACTCACCGAATCCTACTTTCGGCCATGTTTAGACGCAACTAAATTCGACCGATAATCAATGACTTAGCCTACAGGCTGATAAATTTATCGTTTAACCTGTTGACGAGTGACCCTGTTATCAAGATGATACGCACCACTGGCCCCCCAGACAGGCCAAGCCGCTAGGTGAAAAACAAAGGTTCTGGTGCCGGATGAGCGCAAGCAGCCCGGCGGTTCCCGAAAGGGGAACCCGGCATAAAGCATCGGTGAAGCCGTAGGGTTGAAGGCAATGACCTGCAAGTACAGCAGCCGCCCGAAAGTCTGACGATGCCCAACGAACCGGAAAAACCTTCGACTGAGTAGAGCGCCCTCGCGGAGGACGCTGCACTGAGTCACCAACAACTGGAGAACGAACATGGCAATCACGGTCACATACGCCTTCTGGGTCAAGGTCGATGCCCCTGCCGGGCCTGATGCGAAAGAGGTGACGATACGCATGGATTTCGAGACCGACGATGCTGATCACGCAATGGAACTGGCGGAGCGTCACTGGGATTCGATCAAGCCTGTCGGGTACATCGATGGGACGCTCAACATCAACTAGGTCGAAACGGTCGCGAGGCCGTCGCAGCGTAACGCGCTGCCTGATGAGACCAACCAACCATGGAGAACACCATGAGCAAGTCATTCAAGCAAGCAGTCAAATCATCCAAGCAGGGCCACTGGGAACTGCACCCGTTCGATGCCGTGCCGGTATGGGTTCCGGCCAAGAAGGGGGGCAAGTGATGTACGCCATTTTCAACATGATAGACGGCAGTCGCGTGAGCGGTATCTATCGCAGCAAGTCCGAAGCGCAATCCGATTGCGACCGCAAAAACAGCAAGGGCCGCATTCACATTTACGATGTTTGGGAAGTGGATGGGACAGGCCAACCATGGTGACAGGTCGAAACCGGCGTGAGCCGGTCGCAGCGTAACGCGCTGCCTGATGAGACCGAATTCAACCACCACTGGAGAACACGACAATGCGAATCGAACTCGACGCCGATCAACTTCTGCGAATTTGCGTTGCTTTGGACAACGAGAGCGCCCGGCTGCTCAAGGTGTACGAAGACCTTCCGTCCCTTTCACCGGCCCAGAACGATGCTTGGGACAAGTACCTCCGGAATTCTTCACTGTCGCGACTGACCTTCGCCGCCTATCGCAAGGCCGACAAAAAGGAACGTCTGGCGCGTTCCTACCCCAAGGTGGCCTAACAGGTCGAAACGCCGTGAGGCGTCCACCCGTGATGCGGGTGCTGATGAGACCGTCTAAACGCAGGAGAAAATCATGCTTTCCGAAGACATCAACAACATCACCTACGCCGTCTACGCAATCGAGCGCGGGGATAGGGAGACTGCCGCCGCGTACATTCAGAGGGTCAAAACCTCAACCCGCAGTCGCCACGCTAGACGTCTCGTCTACGCGCTGATCCACCTGCACAACCTTCGACCCTACATCGAGCAGGCCATCAAGGAACAGAGGGAATGGCGCGAACACCTCGCACAGGAGACACAGTCATGATCAAGCATACCCCCGGCCCTTGGATCGCCAACGGGAACGAAATCGCTGCCCCAGAGTTCGATAACGGAATCGCGACTTGGTACGTCCGGGTTGCGTCCATAGATGGCACCCGCGAGACCGGTTGGAACGCGCCAACGATCAAAGCAAACGCTCGTCTGATCGCAGCCGCACCCGACATGTACGCCCTGCTGCGTGATGTCGTGGCACTGCTCGACAACCCCGATGCCGACCAATTCGACGCAGACAAGGTCGAACGCAGGATTCTCGACATTCTGAGCAAAGTGGAGGGCGCATGAACATTCCAGAAGGCTATCGATATGCAGTGGTCACCCAGAAGGACGGCGAGGACGCGCTAGTCGCGGTCTACGCTGACCTCGACTTCCTCATGGAAAACATGGAGGCGTTCCTGTTAACGCCAAACCGCTACACCGTGATCGACACGCAGAAAAACGTGCGATTTCGGATTGTGTTCGAAGACTAACAGGTCGAAACCGCCGCGAGGCGGTCTGGCAGTCACGCTGCCACTGACGAGACCGTCACCGTTTACACAAGTTGACTGCTACACAAAGCAGCGTTTATACTTCGCAACATACCAACATGGAGAACAGGATCATGATCAAATTCAACGAACGCGAATCATGGCTTGCAGCCGCAGCAGTCATGCTACAGCACGAAATTTTCCCCCTCGCCGGTATCGATCCGGTGTCATGGGAGCAGCGCAAGTATCGGGTCGCTTGTGGATTCCCCATTGGCTATCGCGGTAGCCGCACCGGCAAGGTGACGCTCGGCCAAGCCTTCGACCCGTCGATCAGCGCCGATGGCACTTTCGAGGTTTTCATCAACCCGATCCTTGACAAGCCCGTCGATGTCATCGCGGTTGAGGCCCATGAACTCGCCCATGTCTGGTCGGGGATTCAGTGCGGACATCGCGGCGAGTTCGCCCGTGTCTGCCGCGCCATTGGTCTGCAAGGCCCGATGACCGCGACGGTTGCAGGTGTCGAACTGCGCGGCAAGTTGGAGCGCATCGTCGATCAACTGGGTGCGTACCCTCACGCGAAGGTTGACCCGAATGCCCGTAAGAAGCAGGGGACGCGACTGCTCAAGTTGCAGTGCAGCGACTGCGGGTGGACGGCTCGTGTCTCTGCCCTGCAAGGCAACCGTTTACACGCTGCGTCACCGTGTCCGGTTTGCATCTCTGTCGGCTCACTCAAGGTGGAGGGTTAATCATGGAAAAGCGCAACTTCTCGCTGCCGCTGTCTGACAGCGACCGCGCCTACCTCAAAATGCATGCCGTCCGGCAGGGCAAGTCGCCCAACTCGCCGGATGACGTGCTGATCAGCATCTGGAACGGGGTCGATCCGGCCCCGGTTCCCCGTGCGGAACTCTCTGCGGACGTGATCGAATCGATCCGCAAAGATGCCGTCGCCGCTGCCGTCGCTGCCATCGAGCAGCACCGCCCGATTCGCATCGAGATCAAGCAGGGCGCGGAGATCAAGACGCTGCCGAACGCGCATCGTCACCCGGTCTTCGCGGACGTGCTTGCCGCCCTGTCCGTTCGCGAGAACGTGTACCTTGTCGGCCCTGCGGGTTCCGGCAAGACCACCATCGCGACCCAAGCCGCTGAGGCTCTGGGCTTGACGTTCTACAGCACGGGCGCTGTCGGCATGGCGTACCAGTTGCAGGGTTTCATCAACCCCGAAGGCAAGTACATGGAGACCGATTTGTACCGCGCCTATGTGAACGGCGGGGTGTTCCTGTTCGATGAGGTCGATGCCTCATCCGCACAGGCGCTTCTCGCCTTCAATGCCATCCTCGCCAACGAGATCGCTGCCTTCCCGCATGGCACGGTTAAACGTCATGCGGACTTCGTAGTGATCGCCGCTGCGAACACCTTCGGCAACGGCGCGGATGCCCAGTACGTCGGACGGAACCAATTGGACGCAGCGTTCCTCGACCGGTTCATGTACGTCACCATGGACTACGACGAGAAACTGGAACTCGCGATCAGTTCCAACGACGAGTGGACGCGATATGTACAGGCGTTTCGACGTGCGGTTCGCGCACACAAGATTCGCCACGTCGTATCGCCCCGCGCATCGATCAAGGGCGGCAAGTTACTCAGCGCCGGTCTCTCGCGAGACAAGGTTGCGGAGTCGCTGCTCTGGAAGTCGATGACAGCAGCCGACCGCGCCAAGGTGTCTGAGTCTCTGCCCCGTCAGTTTCAAGAATGGAGCAACGCAGCATGACCGACTACAACTACAACGCAGACTCATGGGATGAGTTCATGCATGACCTCAAGAACAAGCCTGTCCTGCCCGACTGGCAGGGGGTTTGCGCGTCAGAGGAACGCGACTACGAGTTCAGCCGCAGCCGCTCATGGGAACACTGCCTCGAACTCGCAGAGCATGGATGCCCCACGACCACTGAGGCCGTCGAGTCCGCGAGTGTGAAGGTGACCTTCGAGGCCGGGCCGACATGGGAATACGCCCCTGTCGGTGCCTTCCCCTGCATCCCCGGCTACGCCGCAGGGGTTCCGGAGAACATGTTCGTCCCGCAGGACGATGGCGCATCGAATGCGAAACCCATCGTTCGCATCGCGGTGAACGTGGTGTGCAGTGCATGGGTGGATGCACAGGACATCATCAATCGCGGTGCGGCAGTCATCGCTCTGATCGACAAGATCCAAGGCGCGGGTCAGCGCGTCGAACTCGTCGCCTTCTGCCACGTCGAGGGTCGCGGCAAGGATCGCATCATCGCATCCGTCACGGTTAAACGCCCTGAGGAACCGGTGGACATGGATCGGATCGGGTTTGCTCTCGCTCACCCATCGATGCTCCGCCGGGCCATGTTTCGGGTGATCGAATGCCTCTGCCCGTACTACTTGAGCGGGTACGGTCGATGCGGACACTTCGATGACGCACTGAAGAGCAGCGACATGAACATCCGCGCCATCGGCACTGACCGGGTGACTTACAGCGACCGCGACAACGCTATCGCTCAGGTCAACTCACTCTGGGAGAGGGCGGCATCTGCCGCCTGACCCTTTGACAAGTAACATCTAAACAACTATACTTTGAAACACCAAAGCAGGAGAACGACATGAACAAGAAAATCCCAGTGCTTCTGACCCAACAGCAGATCGAATTCATGATGACTGCCGCGCACTCAAAAGAAAAAGAGGCGCGTAAATTTGATCGCCTAGCGGATGCACGATTCTTCCTCGACCTTTGGGAGTCTCTGGATGCAGCAGCACAGGATGCCGCAGCAGAGCGTGAGGTCGAACTCAACTACGAGCGAGGTGCAGCATGAACTACAAGTTCAATATCGGTGATCAGGTGATATGGCGTGGCGGTTGGGGACGCAATGCCCCTGCCCCTGCGAAGATCATTGATCTGGGCGAGAAGAACGGTGAGCCGGTCTATGACTTGGACAATGGTCACTGGGCATACGAGCATCAACTTCAGCAGATGGAGGCCGCATGACTTGGGAATTCTTTTGGTTTGTCCTGCCGCGCATTTGGTTGGCGACTGTGATGTTTGTCGCCGCTTACCTTTTGGCAACACGGGAGATCGAACATGACTGATCCCTACGTCGAGCAATTGGATGCGGAGTACCGCATGTTGAAGGCTGAGTTGGAACGCGAGGTCAACGCCTTCGACTTGCTACGCAAGCAGCATACGTCCCGCACCAACAAACTCGCGGATGACATCACCCGCAAGTTCTTCGAACTGCAAACCGCTAGACTGGAGGCACGTCGCAATGAACGAGTCTGATATTGATATGCTCGATCAGCAGATCCGCATGGCAACGATGGGCGCAGCGACCAATCAAGAACTGCGCGGCATCAACTTCCTGCTCCAGAAGATTCTTCTGGGACAGGCGCAGATCAACGCACGATTGGATGACATACAGCGGACGATCAACCCACAGAAATGGGAGCGCGATCATCCCGAAGAAGACCTCACCGCAGACATGTTCTAGGAGTTTAAACATGAGCGAAAGAATGTTTTTGAATCCGATGGACGGAGAGATCTATCCCGAGTCGCACTACCACCGGGAGAACATCGACCTCTCTTGTGTGATCGAAGCGTATGAAATGCATGGCGGCATTGCGTTTGATATTCGACCGGAGTGCATCGAACGCATGGAGTTCAAGGACGTACATGTCATTGCCTTGATCGCAGAGTTCACATCCCACCTAGCCCATCATGCGATGGAGAGTGACGACCCAGAGGAGGCAGAACGATGCGCGTCAATCGCGGCCTATGTATCACGGATCATGATGGAGAAACTGGGCAAGCCCATCCCGAGGCATTGACCTTCAACGATTCGGACGGGAACCCCATGGTCTGGGTGTTCCCATGTCCGGGTCGGATCTGGAAAGATCGATGGGTCGCATTCACCAACGGGGAACTGTTTAAATACTGGAAAGGTTCTCGACAAGAATGCATTGACTGGGCAGCGAATTACTTGAAAGCCTGAGAGAACCCCGGCACCTGTCATGGGTGTCGGGGTTTTTTCGTTTACAGATCCGGCCATTCCTCAGCCTGCGGAATGTAGACCTTGTCTGAGTACCGACCTGTCGGTAGGTCATAGTTCAGTTCGACATCACCAATCGCTCCGACCCATTTAAACCGGCTCTTCCAGACATGCACCTTGGTCTGGTTCCCCGAACGACCTACGGTCACACCCATGTCCGCCTTCGCGAACCATGCCGCGCTGCCACTGATGTGCTGCCCCTTCGGAACCCCATCATCTGGGATGTGCTTGGCAGGATGGGCGACGAACCAGACATGCAGTTCATGGGACTTACAGAATAGGACGATGTCAGTCAGCATCTTGCTGATCGCTTGGTGTTCTGAGTCGCCCGGCATCTCAAGGTAGTTGTAGGGGTCGATGATCAGACCCCGAACGCCCATCCTCATGACCGCTTGCTTGGTTCTATCGATGATCGACTGAACCGTACTGGGCGCACCGTCATGGCTCTGGAGAAACACGAAGTGCTGATTGAGGAAGGCGAGTGCGTAGTCCCTCTCATCGCTCGACATCCTATCGTCCCCGAAGAAGGGCTTTCCGATGACCTTCTCAGCCAACTTCGCAATGTGCATGTGCGGTGGGTTCTCGAAACTCGCCACCGCGAATCGCCATCCCTTTTGCATGGCAATATTGACGCATATTTGGTCAATCAATTCGCTCTTCCCTGATCCCGGTAGCCCTGTCACCACCGATAACTGACCGGGGAGGATGGTGTAGAGGCAGTCGAGGGTCACAAGTCCCGTGCTTGCACCCTTAACCACCCCGGAGTCGTACAGAGAGACGATCTGAGCCTCGAAATCCTCTGGTAGGTACACGCCCTCCAGTGGGAGGGGTTTGGAGGCTGCTAAAGCCTCTCGCAAGGCGTCACTGCCGAACTTCTGGAGGGTTTCGTTCGCATCCTTGGCAGGGAGTGAGGCCACCCAACACTTCGCCCGTCCGATGCGACGTGCCAGTTCCTCGACGAGGGCCTGACCGGGTTCGTCGTTGTCGGGGAAGAACACCACCCGCTCGACGGACTCAATCAACTTCCGGGCTTCCCAGACATACGAGAACCGCCCATCCATCTTCGGATCGACCTTGCCATCTGAGACCTTCGCGGGCGCACCATTCGGGACTGACACCGCAGGGATACCCGCCGCTGCCAAGGCGAGGACATCCATCTCCCCTTCGCAGATCACCAATTCCTTCAGGCCCTGAGGTAACTGGTTTAAACCGAAGAACGAACGTGCTGCACCCTGCTGAGTGAACTCCTTCTCGCCCGTGCTTCGCCACTTGATCGCTTCGGGATGCTTCGGATCTCCGTAAACGAATCCGATGGCGGGAGTCTTCCCTACCCCTGCGAAGTACTTCTCGGAACCGACCAAGGGGAACTGGGTAGCAATGGCCGGATGGATACCGCGTTTAACCAGAAACTCTGTGACGATATCGGGGACATGCTCTGTCGGTGGATCGACAGGCTTTGGGGGTTTGCTGATCGGTTGAACGTAAGGTTGTGTGGGCTGCATAAGTTTTTCCTTTCTGACTGCACCACGGACTCCGCAGTGGAAGCATTGGTAGACAAGCCTGTCGAATTCAACGGTGACTCCCATGGTCTTCTCATGGGATTTCTTGCGACCTTCTGAGCAGATTGGGCAGTGTATTCGCCCACTCTCCAGTTGGTGCTGTAAGACTTCTTCTAGATTCATTCTGTCTCCTGTTCTCGCAACTCCCCCCTTTTCCGGGTGGCCGGGCTAACCCGGCTTGTCCGTACTCAGTGCGCCATGCATCTCAGCATGACTCTGGAACTGCTTTCAGGGGGATTACTCCATGCCCTACTCGCACAAGTCCAGACCGGTTTGGCCGTAGCCACCCACCATGTTGTCAGGGGTAGACAGAGCATGGATTTACCTAGGCACTTTGGGGCGGGCAGGATGTTCCCCCTGCACTCACTTACGGCTCGCCGGACCGGCGACCAAGGACGGGGGATTGCCTTGAGGCGAAGATCCAGATAGGATCTGCCCACGTCTTTTGATTCGCAACTCAAGACTACCGTCTCGCCCCTTTGACGGTCAAGCCCCGGAGGAGAAATCTTTCGGGGCTTTTTTATTCCAGTATTGATTCCATGCATCACTTGTTCTCGTGATCACAATCTCTGTACGCGGATTCTCTTTGTCGAGTCCGTGATAGACATGCTTCTCTTTCACCTGTCTATCGTTCTCGTAGATGTTCCCTTGCATTGCATCCAGTATCACTGACTCATCCAAGTCAGGTCTGCGTGATGCGTAGAAGATCCGTAGATGTACGGCAACGTCTCCCGTGATCAGCGGATTCAGTTTCGGACACTGCCACTGAAAGTCTTTCAGATACGCACGAGCCTTCGCTGACTTGATGAATGCGGGTCGTCCGTTTAAATGCACCAGTTGCCTGCTGTTTGCTTTGCTCGCAGGTTCCCCTAAAACAATAAACTCAACAATCGGTAATCCTGTTGACTTGTTATCTATTAATATGTTCACATAGTCACCTGTTTCAATTGGAGGAACTCATGAAGATAGACAGAAATGTTCCACTGCCTGATCGAATCGCAAAGCGATTTCGTATCGGGCCATTGCCACTCGCTGAGATGAATGTCGGTGATAGTTTTGTCATTGAGATCGATGCAGATGATGCAGAGTTGTCACGCATCCTGCACTCACTGCGAGTAAGGCTGAATAGGTTCACTCAAAAGAACCCGAAGTTCAAGTTCAGTTCTAGTAAAGATAAGAAGGGACTGAGAGTCTGGCGCGTCTAACAGGAGAGAGCATGAAACTTACAAACAAGCATGGCTTGCCCAACACCGTCGTTCGTGCGTTGACCCGTAGCGAATACAGCAAGGGCGAAAGCAATCGATCCATCACTCAACTCATCGACTCACCCCGTGTTCGTATTCTCCGTCAGGAGAACTGGGAGAACATGGAAGAGGATGTGAGCGAGAAGATGTGGGCAGTACTAGGCTCTGCCGCACATAAGATGTTCGAAGAGACCGGCGATGATAAGCACATTACTGAAGAGCGACTCTTCACTGAGATCGATGGCTGGGTCATCTCCGGTGCGATTGACGTACAGCGCGTCGAAGAAGACGGCATCACCATCCTCGACTACAAGACGACCAGTGTCTGGTCTGTGATCCTTGGGAAGGAAGGATGGGAGACGCAGTTGAACTGCTACGCATCCCTTGTCCGACGTGCGAAGAGCAAGAAGGTCAAGGCATTGAAGGTGGTGGCTATCCTCCGTGACTGGAACCGCCGCGATGCAGAGCAGAAGCAAGACTACCCGAAGGCACCCATCGTCGAGATCGATATCCCAATGTGGGATGAGCCGGTACAGGATCAGTACTTGGAAGATCGCGTTGCGTTGCACCAATCGGCTGAGTTCCAGAGACTGACTGGAGCGGAACTCCCTGAGTGTTCGAAGGAAGAGCGATGGGAGAAGCCTTCGATCTGGGCTGTCAAGAAGAAGGGCAACAAACGAGCCATCAAACTCTATGACAGTGAGGCTGAGGCGAAGGCTGCGCTTCTTGATGGTCAGGAAGTTGAGTTCCGTCGAGGGGAACCCGGACGATGTGCGGCTAACTGGTGCCGTGTAAACGCATGGTGTTCACAACACAAAAAATATATCGACGAACTTGCTGAAACTTTGGCTCAAGACTCTTGACCGCCATCAAATAACTTGTAAACTCGTAACAAACTAACAGGAGATGTTATGACTGAAGTATCTGCACCGACTTATGCAGAGATCTGGACGACCCTGTCCAAGATCGATGTCTCAAAGCATGTTGAAAAGAAGAACGGATTGTCCTATCTCAGTTGGGCATGGGCATGGGGTGTTCTCATGCAGCAATACCCGCAGGCTGAGTATTCGTTTGCACACTCTGAGTTGCATCCTGATGGGACGGTGACGGTTCACTGCGACATCATGATCGGCCAGTGCCACCGGATGATGTGGCTCCCGGTCATGGACCACCGCAACAACGCCATCAAGAATCCTGATGCACGAAAGATCAGCGACACGAAGATGCGCTGCTTGGTGAAGTGCCTCGCGATGTTTGGACTCGGGCATTACATTTATGCCGGAGAGGATGTCCCGTCCACGGAACAGGAGTCCGCTCCGGTTCTGAGCAACGAGGAGATCACCGCCCTCAACGAGCCGCCACCGAAGGTGAAGAAGGTGACCCCGACGAAGCAGGGTCCGAACGATATCCCGACAGAGGAAGGCGCTGCGGAGGTTGTTGGGAAACTCATGGAGTTCGCCAACAAGTTCTGCGCGGATGAGGCAGGACTCAAGTCTTTCTGGAAGGAGAACAAACAGGTTATCGATATCCTCGACAGCAACTACCCCGCTCAATACGAGGTGTTGAAGAAGGGATTTATTGAGTTGAAGGCAAAACTTGGAGGAAACAACAATGGCTGAGTATCAGAATCGTGACATCACGCAGGGCGCACTCTTCATCAACAACAGGAAGAACTCCCCGAACCACCCCGATTTCCGTGGCGAACTGACCCTGAGCAAGGCTTTGCTCAAGGAGTTGGTTGAGAAGGCGAAGGCAGGCGAGGAACCGAAGATGTCCCTCTCCGTCTGGAAGAAGAAGTCCAAGGCGGGTAACGAGTTCATGTCCGTCGCCGCTCAGGTCTATGTGGATTACAAGAAGCAGAGCAGCGAAGAAGTGCCGTTCTAACAGGAGGAACTATGAAAGTTACCAAGTCATCGATGATTCGCGACTTGCTCAAGAAAGGTTTGTCGAGCAAGGAGATCGTCAAGAAGTTGAAGGTCTCGCCACAGTTGGTCTACATCGTCTCGAAAACCTACGGTGCAAAGCCTGCGGTTAAACGAGACGTTAAGGTGAAGAGGGCCAATGTCTCAGACCTCATTGCCTCCCTCAAGACAATCATCAAGGCACTGGAGAAAGTCTGATGATCCGGTGGTTGCGAGGATTGATTCAGAGAATGAATAGATTTCGCAACTGGGAATGGAGACACGTCCCTTCCCCGAACTGGAGATCCAGTCGGGGCGGGGGCGGGTTCAACAGCAGGGACTACTGGTGAAAGACGAACTCATCAAGACTTTGCAGATCGGCGTCAACCTTTCGAACGAAGACAAGTTCGATGAGGCCATCAAAGAGTTCGACAAGATAGCCGAACTCTATAACGCCATGGTCCAAGCCCTGATTCAACGGGGCCGCAGTCATTGGGAGATGAAGCGGTGGGATCTTGCCACCGAAGACTTCAACAAAGCCCAAGCCATGGACCCCGCGAACATGGATATCCCATGGACGATGGCTCTCATGAACCTTCAGAAGCGAAACTTCCCCGAAGGATGGAAGACGTTCGACTACCGATGGGAATCGAAGAAGTTCGACAGCCCGCGCCTGAAGACCAACAAGCCGCAGTGGGAATTGGGGAAAGGCTACAAGGATCTACTCGTCTGGTCGGAACAAGGGGTGGGCGATCAGATCCTCTACTGCTCACTGCTACGACACCTCAAGACTCTCGTCCCGGAACTGACCGTCCTGATGGACGCTCGCCTGATACCGTTGTTTAAACGATCGTTCTCAGATATCCAGTTCGTTCCCCAGAACGCACGGGTCTGGGACATCGACTCGCAGATCCCGATGGGGAGCATTGCCAAGGAACTGATCCCGGAGATGGCTGACATTCCGAAGTTCCGGGCGGACCCCTATCTGATACCCGATTACAGCCGCTCTAGCGTCATTAGGGCGGACTTCAACCTCAAGCCGGGTGAGAAGTTGGTCGGCCTCTCTTGGGCCTCAGGAGCGCCCAGAATTGGCAACCACAAGTCTGCTGCCCTGACGGACTTCCTGCCCTTCTTGCAGATCCCGAACACCCGTTTCGTCAGTCTCCAATACGGGGACCACTACGCAGAAGCCTATGAACTCGAAAAGACCCACGGCATCCAGATCGAACAGGTTCTGGATATCGATAACACCCAAGACTTGGATGGACTCGCGGCGCTCATCAACGCTTGCGATGCGGTGGTCACCGTCAGCAACGCGACCGGTCATCTTGCCGGTGCCATTGGAGTCAAGACCTTTCTCTTGGATTCCAACAAACTCTGGTACTGGAACAGTTGTGTGGGGAACCAGAACCTCTGGTATCCGTCTGTCAGCACCTACCCAAAGGACAGCGCCATAGCCCCTTGGACTCCGCAGATCGAAGCCTTAACGGAGGACATTAAAGCGTACCTCTCTGGCGAGAGTCCTGTCTCGACGTTCGTGTTCTTTCGGACAGGAACTGAAGAGGAACTCGTCTATACCAAGAAGTTCGTCGCTTCGCTCCGTGCATCGAATTCCAACGCAGAGATCATCATGTGTACGGATCGGCACACGCCTGAGATCGAAGGCACCCGCCGATTCGAACTCACGCTCGACACCGACAACTGGATGGAGTATCGCCTCCAGATCTATGCCGAACTGCATTTAACCAAACCGGCCATGTACTTGGACGATGACATGATCGTCAATGCATCCATAGATCCGAAGCGATTGTTGGGTGAGCAAAGGGTTCTGCTCTGCGAAAGATCTTTCAGTCGCGATCTCTACTTCAACACGCAGATGAAGGGACTCGACTTCTCAGAGCATCAAGGGAAGTTGATCCATCAGGTCTATCCGTACCTCGCCTGCGCGACGGTGACCAAGGACTATCTTTTCTGGGCAGATCTTTTATTCATCATGGATTACATCGACCCCAAGTACCGCAAATGGTACGGCGATCAAGAATGCATGAGGATCTGGGTGCAAGCCGCAGAGAAGGGTGACTACGGCGTACTGCCTGAATCGGACTACGCTTGTCTTCCAGAAGAACTCTCTGGACGGAACCCGAAGATCATCCACTACAAAGGAAGCCGCAAGTCGGAGATGCTCAAATGAAACAAGTCCAAGGTTGGTGGTTGCCCGATGAAGAGAACCATATCGGGCAGTACTTCGAAGCCATCAATGCAGGCACATACCAGCCTGCTCACCAGCGCGAGTCGGTTAAACATTGCACGAAGTTCCGTACAGCCGTGGATATCGGAGCGCATGTTGGACTCTGGGCGAGGGGTCTTACTGAGAAGTTCGATACCGTCATTGCGTTCGAACCCTGCGAGGAGTTCGCGCAGTTACTCGCACAGAACGCGCCGAAGGTGAAGGCCATTCATCGATATGCGCTTGGAGAGAAGGAAGGTTCCGTGAAGATGGTGATCGAACCTGACAACACCGGCTCGACCCATGTGGCGCGTGGCGCTACAGGCGACATCCCCATGCTACCCCTTGATCATTTCCAATTGACCGATGTGGACTTTGTGAAGATTGATGTCGAGGGGTTTGAACTGGAGGTGGTGAAGGGTGGATTCGATACCTTCAAGAACAATGATCCGGTGGTGATCGTTGAGCAGAAGGATCGATACGTTGTTCCTGAACAAGGCAAACATGCGGCAGTGCGATTCCTGATGAGGGAGTTGCAGTACCGGGTGGTGGGACGAGTGATCGATGATTGGATACTGAGGAAGATCTGAGGCGGATATGAAGAAAGCCGAAACACCAGAGCCTCTTTATCGGGTCAGTCTTCCGCCAGAAGACCATCACAAGGTGAGCGTGAGTAGGTATTACCGTGCTACACCTGACGATGCACGACTGATTTCTTATGGGCCGTACCATCAGAAGTGCAATGTCCGCATCGACTTTGATCTTGAGGGAAACATCTACAAGGTGGAGTGGCAGAACTCGTGAAGAACATTCATCGCTATGCACTGGGAGAGGAGGAAGTTATGACCCGCGACGACATTATCCGATTGGCGCGAGAGACTCTAGGCAAGCCGGAACCTAGTGCTTTTGTTAAACCCGGCATAAAAGTTGGAGTTAGAACCCAATGAAGGAACAAGAAGTGCTTATTTTGATTGCGAAAGCGGCAGAGGCCGAAAAAGCCGACGATGCCTTGAAGTATTCACAAGCCGCGTGTAACGCAGCGAATGCGCTGTGCGCGTTGGCGACATCGAAGACGATTCAGAAGCCGTAACAACGGGGGCCGCCGGGGATTGCTCGGTGGCCTCTTTGTTACAGATTAAAAAGGAACATGCTATGACCCGCGACCACATAAACATGCTTCTGAACGTAGCCATTACCGCAAGCAACACGCAGGTATGGACTATTACTCAGGAACAGTTAGAACGCTTCGCCGCCCTCGTTGCCGCAGCCGAGCGGGAGGCGTGTGCGAAGTTGTGTGAGGACGGTCCGCTACCGAAAGAATCAACGACATTGACGCATATCCCGACACTGGTGCGATGCGCCACCGCTATCCGTGCGAGGGGAAAGTGATGGACAGAGAAGATGTAATCCGCATAGCCAAGCGAGCCGGGATCGTATTCCGACTGACGAGTACTGACGTTACGGTGGAGAAATTGGAGCGGTTTCTGGAGTTGGTGGATGGGTATAAAACTAGAGGGTGGCGCGTCAAAGAACCAGAGGCTAGGAAAGTCACTGACGTAAGTCTCTTTGCGAGAGAAACAAATCCTACCCCGGAGGGTTTTGGCCCCCACATTTTCCGCGAAGAAAAAGAAGCCTACATTCCGTATGGTTCTCGCGGATTGTTGTGGTTCTGGCTGCGCTCAGAAGGCGGAGCCATTAGGCGAGGGATCAACCTCACCATCATTGGCAAGGACAATCCTTCTGGTTGTTACAGAGGGTTTGTGCTGATTCTCAAAACCAAAAAGCACAAGTACCGATTCCGTTTTCGAATGGGCATCAAGCCTATGTTTCTGTGGAGTAAGGAATGAGAGTCTTTATTGGATATGACAGTCGGGAAGACATTGCCTTTCGGGTTTGCGAGAGTTCACTCCGCAAGCACAGCAAAATCCCCATTGATGTCTGGCCGATTAAGCAGCAAGAGATGCGGACTCAGAAACTTTACTGGAGAGATCATGACCCGCTCGCCTCCACGGAGTTCTCGTTTACACGCTTCCTCGCTCCGCATCTGGCTGGATACAAGGGTTGGGTCTTGTTCTGTGATTGCGACTTCCTCTTCCGCAAGGACATCTCAGGGCTGCGTGATTACATGAATCCCGAGAAGGCGGTGATGGTGGTTAAACACGAATACAACCCGCCCGAGAAGATCAAGATGGATGGGAAGGCACAGACCCAGTACACCCGAAAGAACTGGAGTTCGTTCATGCTCATCAACTGTGAGCATCCTTCTGTCCAAGCATTGACTCCCGATGTGGTGAATAGACAGACAGGACTCTACCTTCATCGCTTCCAATGGTTAGAGAACAAGCACATTGGCGAACTGCCGATGACCTACAACTACCTTGAGGGTTGGCATACCAAACAGGACTGCGAAGATCCCATCGCTGTCCACTTCACTCGCGGCGGTCCTTGGTTCAAGGACTACATGCAAGTCGAGTACGGTGATGAATGGATCGAACACGCAAAGAGGATTACCCATGAGTGACGTGAATGAAGAAGATGTTTCTTACTTAGACATCCCTTCGGCAAAGACTGAGGAGAAGGTCTGGTGCAAGATCGGTGAGGCCGGGAACTTGGAGTTCGTGGACTGGAAGATCATCAAGGGGATGGCTGAGGATTTCGATCTCAAGCGTCCTCAAGATCGTACTGAACAGATGTTGATTGCAAAACTGATGTGGTTGGTTAGAGAAGAAACCAAGCGGGAGTTTGGCAATGAAGACAAGGCAGGATGAGTTCTATGATGATTGGGACAGGGAATGGGATGCCATGTCCCATACTACAAGCGAATACCAGAGAGAGATTAAAGAACTCAGGGCTAGGATCTTTGAGTACTTAAAGGAAATAGCAGAGAGAGATCAACTGATCGAAAGCATGAAAGAAGAACTCGCCCTCCAGAATAAGTACTGGATGAAATCATTTGGCATGGACAAATGAACTGGAAACGAGAAGACATCCTTGAGGTGTTGGGTTGGGTGGAAGAATCCGCCGATGACATCAACGCCATTACCACAGAACTGGAGTTCATCGTGGTGAGCGAACTATTTAAACGATGTGCCGATGAGATCCGCAGTCTGCGGGCAGAGATCGCTGAACTGAAAAGCAAAAAACCAAACAGGAGAAGGAAATGAATCTTGAGAAAACGTCTTCGTTCACTGAAGTTGATTACGCCTTGGAAGAGGCGCAGTACCTGACACAGAAAGAGAAGACCCAATACTCAGTTGTTCAGGTTGATGGAATCGCAGGGCGTAGGTTCTATGCCCTGCCTACAGACACTATCGTTTCGGTCACGATCCTCGAAACATTTACCCCATGAACCCAGTGGTGAATCTGCTCCCTTGGGAGTATGAATGGGTCTGTCATGTGGGTGCGAGAAGGTATGCGGCGAACTGGTTCAGACCAGATGCCAAGCATTACCACAGAGACAGGATGGAAGATGACAGGACCGCTGCGGCTGCTGCGTGTGCTGCGGAACTGGCGGTAGCGAAGTACACCAATCGCTACTGGTCAGGTCATGTCTGGGACTATCGGGATCACAACCAGTACAAAGAGATTCCCGATGTCGGGACAAACATCGAAGTCCGTCGCATCCGAACAAGGGAAACAGCGGCAGTCAGGAAGAGACAGGTCGGTAAGGGTCTGGTCCTATTCGTTGCCAAGCCCATCATGCCTGAGATCCGCAGCGTCGAGATCTACGGGTGGATGCACTACGACGAAGCATGGTCAGTCGGAACCCAGTCCGACTACGACCCTGATACCCGACTCATCAGCGTGGATCATTTAAACACTTATGAACCCAAATCTTGAAGAGATCATTGCGAAGGTTGTCAAACAGAACCGGCGTAGTCTGGGTCAGAACTCACTGATGTGGGCGTTGCTCAGTGACATCTCCAGACAGGTGGAATGGCACGGGCAGAGGCTCTCCAAGAATGACTGGAAATGGATCTTCACTGCTGCGGTACGCAGGCAGAGGATGGTTCCGGGGATCGACGGGGGGATGGTCTATCTGGGGGAGCCTACTTCTGGGATGTCCAAACAGGAACTCGCAGACCTGATCGAACTCATCTACCACTTCGGTGCAGAGCGCGGTGTTGAATGGACGGAAGTTGACTGATACTCTGCGCTAGGCAGCGTTATCCTGTTTGCTGCCTGTTTGTGAAACCTTCTTGAGGGGGGTCAAGTCTGACTCCCCTCCTTTTTCGTCCAACAGACGAATGGTCTCAGCCAGCAGATCCAATTCGGATAGTTTGGCGATCTTCATCAGGGCCTTGGTTCCGTGGAACCCATGAGTTCCCCGATGGCATTCCACACAGAGAGCCACAGTCAGGTAGTCACTTGCCCTGTCCCCAAGCCCATGCCCGGTACGGATGTGGTGGGCTTCTGTCACAGAGGTCTGGGGCTGGCCTAGTAAGGAACAGAGGACACAGTCCAACTGTTTAACCTTGCCGAGGTAGTGACTAGCCTGCTTGTCTCTGCTCATCGTAGGCCAGTCTCCTCAGTTGCGGCATTACCTTCAACTGAAGATTAATGTTCCTGTCGAGTTCATCAATGATCCTTCGCTTCTCAGCAGGATCAATATCCATCCGGAGTATCGCATCTTTCTGATCGCGATATCTCTTCATCAACTTATCAAGTACATTCACGCCGCTCTTGAGTTGGAGGATGTTCTCGTTCTCAAGCATGTAAGCCTGAAGTTCATCGACTCGACCCTGATCTTTCAGAGCGTTGATGCTTCCGACGATACCATTGATGTTCTTGTCGAGTTCATAGAACTGTTCCTGTAAGCCCGGTCTCATCGCAGTCGTGAAGAACCGGCGCACGAACGGATACTCAAACCACTTCCTCTGCGGATACTGCATGTCGTTATCGCGAAGGAGTGTGTCTGCGGCATCAAGGGTATAAGTTCCAAGACTACCAAGGTAGCCATTCATCAAGTGATCCAGTTTGAGAGGAGAGATACCAGTCGCTTCTCCTGCGCGACGAGCGAGTTCGTTCGTGCCAAATCGCGCCTGAGCAATCGCATTTCGGTCTTGCATGTATGTCGGGACGATGGGTCTGCCCGTGAACGTGTCGTAGTTCGCGACCGTCTCAAGGATCGGCAAGATCGCTTGCGGAACAGGGTTAAACGCCAAAGTGCTGGTCGTTGCGCGGAGAAGTGAATCGCGCAAATCCTTCGACGTAGTGTCCCCATAGGACATGTCGAGGATGCGTTCCGGGATCGTCTTGAAGAGGATACCCACTTCGAAGGGAATCGGAATCTTTACAGCAAAGCCCGGCTCGCGATTGGCAAGGTCTGCTTTCTTGATCGGGATCAGGTAGTAGTTATCCTTCACTTCCTGATTCTCGTTATCGTATAACTCATCGTCAGAGATCATGGCGTAGTACAAGCCAGTCAATCCGACCATGAGTCCTGCGCGAACAACGAATCTCTGGATGTTCTTACGACGATCTCTGGTCACACCAGAGGTTCCGGTCGCTGCCTGATACAACTTGTCGAGACCTTGGATACGCGCATTCAAGAACGGCACCGTTGCAGTGACAAGCCTCAACTGCGGGTTCCGTCCACGCCGTCCATAGTTGATGACAGACAGCGCCTGATAGGCGGCTTCTACCCAGTCGCCTGTTCTCTTGAGCGTGTCCTCATAGACCGCATTACGGGTCGAGGCTTCTGCCTTATCTGAAATCGTTCCAAGGAAATCCCATGCGCCTTTAAGCGGACGCATGTAAGCAGAGTTCACTACCTCATCCCACTTCGTCTCTTCTCGTACAGGGATCTCATGCCCTCTCTTACGAGCCTCGTCTGAGAGGAACTTGACCACATCCTGCGGATCACGGGCGAAGTCATATCCGCCTACCACGCCAAACCGGGCAAGATTATCCAGACCGCGATTGAAGTTCCGTGCGGTATCAACGGCAGGGATGATGTTCGCTCCGCTTGTCAGAAGGACGGAGACGGTATCGCGGGCCATGTTCGCGATGAGATAACCCGGCTCACGGACAATGAGTTCTCGCAATACGGTCGCCGGAACCCTGAAGAGATTCCCCAGTAGCCCATCAAGATTGACATCTGGGATCGCCTGCATGGATTCGAAGATCAGCGGATCGTCGATGAATGCAGTAACGCGCTTGCCGTTGACCTTGAGATTGACGGTCGGCTTCCCTTCGACATTCTCGCCGGGCTGTTTAAATCGGCCCATGCCGATGTTGACCATATCCCTGACGATTCGCTGCTGGGCGACGTTCTTCATGCCCATTGCAATCGCCGCATCAAGGTTGGAAAGAATCGCCTCCATGAGCGGGACGTTGATTCCCTCCTCGCTGCCTCTCAGGGCTTTGAGGGTCGATGCGGTGGTGAGGTTACCGCCGAATACACTGGGATCAGAGATGTCCTTGCCGGTCTTATCCGTTCGATAGAAGGGGTAATAGTCAGACTGATTCAACCACTTGGTTGCAGCAGCATCATCAATCATTCCCGTATCGCGCAGGAACTTGACGGTGTTGGCATTGTAAGCCTGCCATGCGTCATACCATTCCCTGATGATGGGTTGACCCGTTGCAGGATTGATGTACTGATTCGCTTCCTGCTCAATCTCTTGCAGGAATGCAGCATCAGCAGGAACGGCTTTACCTTCCCTGCTTAAACGCTCTCCACGCTTGGCAACCGCATACGCCTGAGCCAGTTTCTCAAGGCTGGCGTTGTACTGATTGTTGTAGAGCGGGGCGAGGACATCGATAAGTCCCTTGTACTGCCTGCCGTTATGGACAAACGGATCAACACGGAAGCCGCCATCGACATAGACCGGAACCCCTTCGGTGATCGCCGCTGCGAAGATTGCCTTGCTGCGATCCGCAAACTCTGCCGCTGCCAGTGAACTGACTGCCGCAGTGTTATGCATCAGCGAAGGATGATTCTGGTTGTAGAACTCAAGACGAGAGAAATTGAAGATCGCGTTCTGACGCAGTTTGTCCACGGTGTCCCGGAACGGTGACATCCTCATGGAGTTAATTACCGTTCTAACAGGGTCTTGATTCGGAGGTTCAGGGACAACCTGATCAAGAATAGTCCTGATGTTCGGGTTCCGATAGTTCGGTTGGTTCTGGCGCGAGTATCGCACCTCATCATCCGGGGTCAGTTTCAGACCTTGCTCCGGATTCTGTGCGACGTAGAGCGCATCAGGCGATGCCGCCAAGTTGTAGAGCGGGATCGCCATTGCAGGCGTGGACTCAATATCCGCCCTCGCATTCTCAACCGCTTGGTCGAGTTGCGCTTGCGGTCTTTCAATAGGCGTTACTTCTGCGGCGGCTTTTGCTGCGCCTTGCTGCCCTTCTTGTCCTTGCCAGATGATGGTGCCGTCACCGGCAAGGTCGATGCGCGATGGAGGGTACCGACGCTGTAGAAGTTCAACTTCTTGTAGTCTTCCTCTGTCGCGTAATGAGCCGAGATACGCTTCGCCATTTCGATTCTCCTTCCAATCGTTCTTTGTAGACGATAGCACAACCTGACTAATTATTGAACGGTCAAGTTCAACATTAGTTTGTTCGGCTGCATCGTTCGCAGCATTGATGATCTTCTCGACTTCGTTTCTTCGCCACTTGCCGCCAAAGTTTAAAAGACGAATGCCCGGCATCCCATCGATGAGGATCTGCTGGAAGCCCGGAGCAATGGGATCGCCTTCTTTGTTCTTTGGTGCGAACTCAAGGAACTTGGAGAAGAACTTCGTCGCGTTATCAACGGAGTCAAGGTTAGGCGAGAGGATGTCAATCGCCATGTTCTTTCCAGACTTCAACGATCTGGTGTTGATGATCTCCGTTTGCTGGAAGGCATAGCCAACCATGTCCATGAAATCATCGACGGCTTCAGGACTCGCGACCGCATCCAGTTGGATCGCGCCTTCAAGCCACTGGAGATACGCGCCTACGCCCGCGACGTTCTGTTTAACCTTGATACCAGCAAGATTTGCGAGGAACCCAATCTCTCTCTGTGCGACATCGACAGGGATTTCTTTCCCTGCGAGTTTGTCTGCGAGGACAGAGTTTGCACCGGGGGCCAAGCCAATCGAAACACGGCGCGTGTTACCGCCAATGATGTCACGAACGAACTCTGCATCGACGCCCATGGCTCGCTGCATCGTCACCCAACCGACAGCCTGAACCTCGCGAGCGGTCCAACCGCCACCGTCGAAGTTCTGTCTGTTGAGCATCTCAGCGACATCGTTGTAGAAGTCGATGCCGTACTCGTACTGCGTCTCGCCTGAGGTTGTCTTATCTACCTGAAGGCGATTGGCTGCTTCATTACCAAAGTTCTTGCGGATGTATTCCTGCACAGTCGGATCGACAAAGCCGATATCGCGCTGCGCCCAGACATCAATCGCCGCAGGCTGTCTGCCACGGACATCACCACGAACCACCGTTCGCGTATCCAATCCCAGTTCGCTGTCGAGGAAGTCGAGGAGTTTGTCACCCACTCCGCCTTCCGGAACTCTATCGCTCAGGACATCGATCAATGCCTGTTGGTTTAAACCTGCCTTCTTGATTTCAGGTTTGCCAACGGCCATGTCCGCTGCTCGCAGTACGTCCGTGAATCCCTTCGTGGGACTGGCGCGTTTCTGTGAGAGTAGCCATGCGAGTGCGTACTTCGGAGTCTCATCACCGAAGATGGGGCGGAAGGCTTCGTCTAACTGTCGATACCACCCGCGAGCATCTTTGATTTCCTCCATGCTCATCAGGGTATTGACACGGTTTAACCAGTCTTCGTTGGTGATCTTTCCAACCAAGAATGAAGGTCTGCCCGGAACTGTAAGTTCGACACGTTCGTTCCGGGGCGCACCGACACCGGGTTCCCGTGCAAGGCGGCGGCGAATACGACCTTCGGCCTCTTCTGGGGTAACGATATCTGCCAAAGGACTACGCGGCGGTTTGCTGCGAGATTCCAAAATGAGATCCGTCTCAAGACCAAAGTCGCCCGTGTTTCCTACCGCAGACTTGACCTGATTCGGGTTGAAGACAGCAAGGTTCTTCTCGCCCTGCTCTTCAACGAACATGGAGTCATAGCCAAGTTCTCTAATCGCATCAAGAATCGGAGCATTACCATCCGATCCTTCAATGGTCTGCCAGTTACCCTGACCAATCTCTTCGACCATGGACGCGGTGATATCTGCGCCGTTCTCTCTGGCGCGACGAACAACAGCGCGAACATCCTCGCGATTGTCGTAGTCCCAAGGCTTGTCCGCCTTGACGTAGACGGGCATCAGGTTCCCGCTTGAAGGCAGGCGAGTCTGGATGGCGTTGAGGTAACGCGAACTGCGTCCCTCTGCGGCAACATCCTTCACCGCCTGCAAGGACTTCGGATTGATGGCCTTACCGTTCGCAATGTCCTTCGCGATCCTGTCTCTCTCCGCCCTCATCTTCTCGTAGAGCGGAGGGGAGAACGAAGACTGGACGGCCAGTGCCTCATTCAAGACATCCAAGACTTGCTGGTCTGACATGAAGTCCGGGAAGTTGCTGACCATGTAGTTATCAGACAAGAACGCGAACTCTTCCGCGAATGCCGGACTCTTGGTGACGAAGACAGATCCCGCCTGCTTCGGACGGAACCGATCAATGATCGCCCCGGTTCCATGGTAGAAAACCTGCGGGCGACCCTGACTATCCTTCGCCTTGCTCTTGCCGAACCAGCGCCAGAAGTTGGTTAAACCTTGCTCAGTGTTTCGAGTGGCTCTGCCAACCTGCTCAAGACCTTCGCCGCCAATAAAGATCGGGCGACCTTCGGCATTGGTGGTCGGAACCGATTCGCCTTCGACAGAGATACGGGGAGGGAGTCTCGACTCCATGATCTCCGCACCCTGAAGCATTTCAGGGGGAAGGTCAGAGGTTGCCCGTGGACGGGCCGCAGGCGGCGCAGGAGGAGCGGTAGCGGCAGCAGGTGTAACGACGGCAGGGGCTGGAGCAGCGCCTCCCAGAATGCCTGCTAATCGTTCCGGAGTGGTACCCGCACGGGATAGCGCAGCCTCAGTGGCACGGAGGGTGCGGATCTCACCACGCTGACGACCGCCTACCTCGCCACGCTCAAAGCGGGAAAGGATATCTCCGTAGGTCTGGAACCCAGTTCCGGTCAGGGCAGAGCGTAGTCTTTGGAAGAACTGCGCCATTCTCTCCAGAAGATTCTGGGGACGCCCACTGACTTTCAATTGCTTGGCTGTGTAGTCACGGAACATATCCGCGACCGCCTCTTCGATCTGAATTACTCCACTACGATCTGAGTAGTTGGTCTTGGCGATATCGAAGTAGGTCTGATTAGTACCCGGCTTCTTGACCTTGGTGATGGCGTTCTCAAGGTTCGACCACTCGTCCTGTTTCCATAGATCCAGAAGACGGGCAGCATGGATCACCTCGTGACCCATCACCTGATTTAGAGCATTTAAACGCTGTTCTGGTGTCAGCGAACCATCGGGATCTACGCGATCCACTGCGAGGAAAATCTGCTTTAGGCGCGGATCGAAGAAGGCTTCGGTCTCCTCGCCTGCGATCTCTCCAGTCGGCTGGATCAAGTTCCGTTCAATGTTGAGCGCAATGTCGTTAAGTCCATACCCACGCAGCGACTGACGAAGTGCCTTGCGGATTGGGACAAGATTGCCCACACCACCCGGAGGAGCGGGCAATGCAAGGACCGGCTTCGGCGCTACCTTAACGCCCTGCTTGGACAGATCCTGCTTGAGTACGGCAAGCGTCTCATCGACCTTCGGATATTCCTTAGGCAACCGCGCTGCTTCGATGATCTGATCATCGGTCGGAGTGACGCCGCGAGCATTCGCGCCTTGAATGAACTTCGATGCACGAACGAAGTTCTCACGGTTGTACGGCTTGAACTCGAAAACAGGAAGTTTGGTTTCCCGTTCGAAACGCGGAAGGCTAGACAGTTTCTTGTGGAAAAGACGGATGTCGCCGTAGTCCATCTCTTTGACGGAACCCTTCCCTGTAACGCCTTTTGCAAGGGCATTGACTTCAGGGGAGGCAATGTCTGAGATGATGTTCTTCGAACGAATCAGGTCAGCAATCTGATTGACTGCGCCTTTCTTGCCGAGTTTCGGATCAATCGGCACATCCTTGGTGATGGCCGGGAAACTCTTGCCCAGTGCAGACTTGGTTTCTTCAAGCGAAAAGACATTGCTCTCAGGCTTGCCTTCCTGAGAACGTGACTTGTTGATCTCTTGGGCCTTGGTCAGACCCTTGATGATGCGAGGCTGACCACCTTCCGGCGTGTACTGATACCCCAATACGCGACCGCGACGATCCTTTGCCTTCGGCAACCCTTCGATCTGTCGCCAACTCAGCGCCTCTGCGTAATCAGGGCCGACCGTCTTTGCCGCCTCGTTGAGAGATACAGCAGAGAACGTATTCGCATCCGGGTTGAGGGTGCGATATCCGTAACTGAAAAGGCTCTGTGTCGTATCCGGATCGTAAGCCTGACCCGCAGTTTCCAGAGAATTGAGGATGGCTCCCCGAACATTCTGGTTGACAACTTCTTTGTTTAAACTAAAAGCAGTGGCGTTCGCTTGCTCGAAAGTTTTAAGCGGCTGGCCGTAACGCTTGCCTTCAGTGTCAATAATTGTGAAGGTCGGTTGCGGGTTACCCGCCTGATCACGAACCGTTTCTCCCTGCTGAACAGAGAACTGACCAAAGTTCGGGAAGTAATCACCAAGATTACGGGCAATCTTCTGCCCATAAGCCACACCAAACTGAACATCATTAGAGACATCTGGTCCACGCATCGGCGTAGCCAGTTGGTTCACCTCGTCCTGAGTCGGCGGGTCGATGGCATCTGCCTGAACACGCGCAGCAGCAGCCTCTGCATCAAGGCTTGTCTGATCCGCTTGGCCCTGCATACGACGCTGATTCTCAGCCTCAAGGGCTGCACGGAACTCCGCTGCTCGACGCTCCTCTTCCTGACGAAGTTCCGCCTCGCGTTGGCGATCAACCTCGTTGGTGATGTTCGCACGGGCAAGGTTGTACTCTGCCTGTTGAGTCGGTGAGGCAATCTCGATACCTGCGCCAAGGCCAAAGCCCACCGCGCCTTCCAGTGCCGCAGCCGAAGCCACGCCGCGCATGGTCGGGATGTCTTCAAAGCCTTCTCTCTGAAGGGCAATGTTCCCAGCCGCTTGTTCTTGTGCGGCTTGAATGAATTCAGGGGCCGCTTCCTTCGCACCTGCAAAGAGTGCCTTCGTCAATGTGCCTTTCGAAGCCGCATTACTGGTCGCGACGTTCTTGAGGATGCGACTTGCCAGTGCCTTTTCTAGGCCGGTTCCAGCAGCCAATCCACCCAGTCCTGCACCGAGCAGGATCTGATCCAGATTCTCGCCACCGTATTCTTGAGCCAGTTTTGCTCGCTCTTCGATGACATCTTCTGGAAGACCCAGTGCTTCCAGTTCGCGTTTAACCTCATCGTAGATGGTGCTTTTGACGATACCCGCACCACCTACCGCACCGATACCGGTTCCGACACGAGCCGCTGTCGCAGCACGAGCCGCCAATGTGCCGCCGCGCAGAGCCGCACCTGCGAGACCACCCGCGATAGTCGGCACTGCCGTACCAATACCCTGTGCGAGGAAGTCCACGGGGGCTGTGGCGAATGCACGAAGACCCGCAGTCAGTTGCTCTCCAAGTCCTTTGTCTTCGGCTTCTTGGAAGATACGCGCAACTTCTTGCGAGTCTTGCTTGGACTGTGCGCTCAACAAACTGCTGAGGTAATCCTCAACACCACGAATGTTTTGAGAGGCAGCGTTGTCTGCGCCAAAGGCATCCGTTAAAAAGCGAACGCCTTGAGCAACACCCGTTGCGGCTTTGAGAGGAACATCCGCAACCTGACGGAATACAGATTGATCTTCTGGTTTAGGAGGCTGGTACTGACTAAAGATCTGATCGAGATCCGCATCAGTCGGCGGAGCATCTCCGGTCAGATCAAGTACAACACCCGTCCTTGGATCTGTGACGCGGTAAGTAGGCATGTGAACTACCGCCGCACAACTTCAACTTGATATCTTGATTGTGCATTCGCAGGCTTTTCGGAATCCGTCTTACGCAACTGAAGTACCTTCGCTACATCGACAGTGGGGATCATCGCACCGTACTGGCGGATGGCTCTTTCGACAAGCATCTCTCGCATCTGATCCTTCTGCTCCGGACTCAAGCCAATCTGATCCTTGAGCGTGTCCTCAATTCTATCCTCAGCCGATTCCACTGCGTTCAAGAATGCGCGGTTGTCCAATGCTTGTTGCTGTGCCGCATTGGCAAGGTTGCTTCTAACAGAGGTGTCATAGGTGATGAACAACTGAGCAGCGCGATCCTGTCGCTCCCGATCAGACTTCGCAATGTCGCCGTAGATGTTGGCAATCTGACCCACAGTCTCACGGTCAAACTGCATCTTGTCGATCTGCGCCTGACGCTGTTGCTGCGCGGTCTGCAACTGCAACTGTTCCGCAGTGCGACCTTCAGCCGTTGCTTCACGACGCCCTTCGCGCAGGGTTTCCATGGCAACCTGAGTCGCCTGCCTCAAACCTGCGGCAGGATCTCCGGCCATTACACCCGCGCCAAGGCTGGTTAAGGTTCCGGCAATCGCCATGCGACGAGCCTCATCTCGTGCTTCCTGTTGACGCTGCAATGCAGCCTGTCGATAAGGATCAAGATCAAGCGGGGCCGGAATACCTTGCGCTCTTTGCTGTTCGATGAGATCGATTAAACGCTGCTGCTGTTCCGTGATGCCAGTTGGCTGCATCATTCCGCTGATCATGCTTGGAACATTGAGATTACTGCCCGCTCCAGTTGGAGCAGTTCTCTGATTAGCCATGGCCGCGCCAACATCCGCTATGCCACCGGGTGGCACAGGAGGCGGAGCGGCAGGCGGGGCAGCAGACGGTGCGGCAGCAGGCGGGGGATTGCGCTGGCCGGTCATGGCTTGGTTTGCTGCCATGAAATCAAAGTTTGCCGGGAGATTAGCCGGTGGAGGAGTCGGGGGAGGGGTCGGTGCCGTAGCCGCCGCAGCCTCCATGGGAGGACGCTGAACAGATCCCAGCGCACGAGCAGGATCAATGCCTTCGTTCCTCAGCAATGTCGCTGCTTCTTCAACGCGATCTGCCTGAGCAAGCGCCTGCGCTTCGCGGATCACAGAGAACTGTGCGCGACGTGGTAAAAGCAGCGAAGACAACGAAGCACGATTCGCCTCAACACCCTCTTGGGTTTGAAAGCCGGGGATGAATCGCTGTGCGAAGTTGGGAACCGTTCTGCCTTCCTGCATTCGGTACGGAACCTGCCCGCCCTGATACATGCCCATCGGCGCACCGGTCATCGGCTGCTGTCTCGGCGCTCCCGGAGGGGCTGCTCCCTGAGGAGCCATTGGAGGCGCTGCTCTCATCGGCGCGGCACCTTGAGGGGCCATCGGAGGAGGCTGCTGGGTTCCCGGCGGAGGACCGCCCACACCCGCAATGCCGCTTTGAAGGATCTGATCCTTCACCGTTTGCTGAGGCTGCTGCTGATTCGCCTGAAACCGTTGACGCATATCCTGCCTTCTCTGAACTTCAGAGACTGCAAGGAACTGAGGGATTCGGCCCGAAGGGAACTGTGCTTCTTGGAACAAGACTTGGTCAGGAAGACCCTTGACCATGTCTTCTGCTTCGATGATGTTCATCGTTTAACCTCGTTGACCAAAGGCCTGATACAGACCCAAGGCTCCTAAGCCGCCGCCCAGTAACTGTTGTTCCGCTGTCGGAACTCTACCAAAGGTTGATACCGCGCTGCCCGGTTGAACAGGGACGCCTTGCAAGAGATTGCTGAGATAACCCAACTGCTCCCGGCCATACGCCTGCTGACGTAGGAAGTCTTCGTAGCCGATATCCAGACCGCGCTGCATGAGACCTCGACGCTCTGCGCCGATAGCCTGCTGTGCGGCCAGTCTTTGCAGGTCCAACTGTTGCTGCTGTCCGCCAAGACCGGTGAGAAGTTCCGCTGCCGCCAGTCGTTGAGCCTGACCAGCGCGATCTGCTGACAACCCCTCCAGTCCAAGCAACGCTCTTTGACGCTGCTGTTCGACATTGAACTGCTGGGCTTGCATCAAGAACTGCTGCTGCGCCTGACGGGCTGCTTCGGTCTGCTGCTGCGCCGACAACCCAAGTTCTGCCGCCCTCTGGCGAGCCTGTTCGCCCGCTTGCTGGGCCTGCAACTGGAACTGCCCCTGCTGCTGACGAGCCGCCTCTTGGGCTTGGAATGCGCCAAGGCCCATCTGTCCTTGGGCTTGCCTTGCCGCTTCGGTGGCTTGGAAGCCCTGCAATCGGAACTGCTCTGCGGCTTGTCTTGCCGCCTCGGTCTGTTGCTGTGCAGACAATCCAAGTTCTGCTGCCCGCTGACGCGCTTGTTCCCCAGCCTGCTGCGCTTGGAAATTGATATTGGCTTGGAACTGACGCTGTTCTGCGCCCATACCAAATGCCGATTGACGGAACTGTTCTGATGCCTGACGTGCGGCATTGTTCTGCTGCTGTGCAGACATCCCCATCTCAGCCGCTCGCTGACGGGCCTGTTCACCCGCCTGTTGAGCCTGAAGATTGATGTTCGCTTGGAACTGTCTCTGCTCCGCAGTTTGTGCAAAGGCTGACTGACGGAACTGTTCCTGTGCTTGTCTGGCCGCTTCAGTCTGTTGCTGGGCAGAAAGACCCAACTCTGCCGCCCTTTGACGAGCCTGCTCACCGGCTTGTTGCGCTTGAAGGTTGACGTTTGCAGCGAACTGACGTTCCTCTGCGCCCATGCCAAACGCAGACTGACGGAATTGTTCTTGGGCTTGTCGAGCCGCTTCATTCTGCTGCTGAGCAGACATGCCCATTTCCGCAGCGCGTTGACGGGCTTGTTCACCCGCTTGCTGCGCTTGGAAGTTAAGTTCGGCTTGTTGGACACGCGACTGTTCCTGCGCTTGGAAAGCCGCAAGACCCATCTGTCCCTGAGCCTGACGAGCCTGTTCGCGCTGTGAGTACGCGCTCTGTCTAAACTGTTCAGCCGCCTGACGTGAAGCCTCTTCCTGCTGCTGGGCTGTCATGCCCATCTCAGCCGCACGTTGCTTCGCCTGTTCCGCAGCCTGTTGTGATTGGAATCGCAGGTTCGCTTCAAACTGTCGCTCTTCACCGGTCGCTTGGAACGCACGGAGACCAAACTCCGCCTGAGCCTGACGCGCTGCTTCATTCTGTTGCTGGGCTGACAAGCCAAGTCGTGCCGCTTCCTGACGGGCAGATTCACCTGCCTGCTGGGCCTGCAAAGACATCTCGCCTGCGCGTTGACGGGCGGCTTCCTGTGCTTGGAATGCGCCAAGTCCGAACTGCGCCTGCTGCAATCGGGCAGCACGATCTGCTTCAAATCCTGCACGGGCTTGCTCAAAGGCAGACTGCAAGCCACGGGCTTGGATGTCTCCCAACTGCTGGCCTAAGGCCCTCTGTCGCTCTGCTTCCAGAAGGGTAGAACGGGTTCCGCCGAAAGCCCCTGCGCGAGCCGCCTCTGCACCGATCTGAGGGCGCTGCATCTCTGATGCGCGAATCGCCTCTCGTCTCTCAATGTCCGTCACGGCCTGTTGATAAGGCGACATGTAGGCTTCAAGAGTTCCCGGTGCAGCAAGCGATCCGGCCTCAAAGCCTGCCTGTAACTGACCGGCCTGATAGCCCGGTGTAAACGTGCCAGCCTCGTAGCCCGGAGTAATAGTCCCCGCCTGATAACGGTCCGTAAATCGCTCGCCTTGGAATCCGGGTTCAAAAGTACCCGCAACATATCCGGGCTGAAACCGTCCCGCTTGGAACTGCGAAGTTAGATCACCGGCTTGATAGGTTGGGCCTACGGTTCCGGCAGTGAATCCCGGAGCGAATGCCCCTGCGGTGTATCCCGGAGTGATGGTTCCAGCGCGATATTCAGGAGAATAACTTTGTGCCTGAAATCCGGGAGCAAAAGTTCCTGCTTGGTAGCCGGGTGTAAACGCCCCGGCCTGATAGCCCGCAGTGAGATCTTGTGCTTGGAACCCCGGTTGAAACTGACCTGCCTGATAGGCAGAGGTGATCATCTCCGGCGCAAACTGAGAGGTGTAATCCTGTGCCTGAAAGCCCGGAGCAAATGCGCCTGCGGTATATCCCGGAGCAAATGCCCCCGCTTGATAGGACGGGGCATAGGTTCCGGCCTGATACATCGGGCCTACCTGACCTGCCTGATAGCCTGTGCCAAATTGACCAGCGCCATATCCCGTCTGGAACTGAGTGGCCTGATACGTCGGGGTGATGGCACTGGGCTGGAACTGCCCAACGATATCCATAGCAGAAGGCTGAGGGGCCGTGCCAACTTGCTGGGCAATGTTGGTCGCCATCCCGATCTGCTCTGGCCGGGTCAGCGCAGTGATGCCTCGCTGTGCAGTAGTCTCCTCAGGAGCGAACTGCGCTAAACGCTGTCCAGTAAAAACCTGATAAGGACGCGCACTCTCAAACAATCCTCGTTGCAGTACCTGCTCGAAGTACGGCTGAACATAAGGAGGAAGACTGCTTTGAGTAACTGTTGAGGTGACCTGTTGTGGGCCACCACCACCGCCGCCGCCGCTGCTCATTGTGATACCTCATCAAAATGCTTTTCAAAGATCACCGTCTTGACGGTGTACCCTCGCTTCTTAACGTGCGGCTCCCAACCGGGGCGACCGAAAAACTCAATGCCCTGACAGCCCATGTCCTTGGCGAACTGGTCTGCTGTCTCATGCATCTTGTCTTCAATATGCTTCATGTGATTCGGCGTCATCGCGCAATACTGAATCACGAACATCTTCTTCTGTGGGTAATGCTTGATCTCCGTCATCACGAAACCATGGATCTCGTTAGATTCCGGTTCGTAGACCGCCCACAATTGCATCTGCCCGGTCAATGCAAACCGGACGATGTCATCAATATTGGCTCGTCCCATGGACCACATCTCTGATTCGTTTAAATAACGCATCAGAGTGGGGATCACATAACTGATCTTTCCGTAAGGGACAAGTGAGATATTGAGATTCATCCTGCCGCCTTCCTATAGGGCTTCACTTGTTCCGTGGTCCCCATGGTCTTGCTGCGGATGTCATCGACAAGATTGTCGAAGAACTTCGCCCCATCGCCAGAATATCCGCCGCCTGCAAGGGCCACTGCATCTGCCGGGATGATGTATTCACCGGGTGACACGGCCACCGGACGTTGCGAACCAATCATCCCATCGACCATGTCATCCTGACCGCCGCCGTTGCCCTCAACCATTCCTTCGGTTTGTGCATTCGGAACGATTTCGCGAAGGACTTGATTGCGAAGTTGCATGAAGTTTTCAGATCCGTAGGTATCTACGAATGCCTGAATCACTTGATCTGCGTTTTCAATCTCTCCGCGAATGGCAGCAATCGTCATGGAAATCAGTTGCTGAGAATCACCTTGATTCATTGGAGGCTGATCCACGGCATCTGAAGTAGCACCGCCTTCAGCAAAGTATCCGGGGAATTCAGATTGAACGCTGCCCGTTGGCTGACTGGCAAGCAACGCCTCAAGACCTGAGATTCTTTGCAGGACAGGGTCAAGGTTGGTTGGAGCAATTGATCCGATCTGAGATTGCAGCGTTCCCAGTTGACTATAGATTCCGCTCAAGTCCGGAGCCGAAGGAATACTGGACCTCAAAGATCCAAACTGAGATTCCAATTGACCGAAGCGATTGTAGATCCCGCTCAAATCCGGAGCCGCAGGGATACTCGATGACAACGAGCCAAGTTGAGATTGCAATGTTCCCAACTGCCCATAGATCCCGCTTAGATCAGGCGCTGAAGGAATGCTAGATCTCACCGATCCAAGTTGAGATTCCAATTGGCCGAAGCGATTGTAAATACCACTCAAATCTGGTGCAGCAGGGATACTCGATGACAACGAGCCAAGTTGAGATTGCAATGTTCCCAACTGCCCATAAATTCCACTCAAGTCAGGCGCGGCGGGGATACTGGATCTGATTGAACCCAGTCCTTGTTCAAGTCCGCCAAGTCTAGATTCAAGTCCTGCGAGCCGATTGTAATCAAACTCAAACGGCGTATAGGCCGGAATCTGAATACTGCCAACTCTAGACTCAAGACCGCCCAGCCTTGATTCAAGGCCGCTCAAATCAATCTGAGGAATTCTGCTGTAATCAAACTCAGGTGTCGGTCTGGATTCAATCGCAGCAAGCCTTTGCTCTAGGGGAGAGAAATCAAAACTGGGGACAGGAATCCTGCTGTAGTCAAATTCAGGAACCGGTCTAGATTCAATTGCAGCGAGTCTCTCCTCAATGGGAGAGAAATCAAAACTGGGAACAGGGATACGACTGTAATCAAACTGAGGCACAGGCCTTGACTCAATCGCGGCAAGCCTTGACTCAAGACCACTAAAGTCAATGGTAGGCATTTGAATGTTTCCAATTCCGGTCTCAAGACCTCTCAGCCGAGACTCAAGACCAGACAGATCTACTGTCGGAGCATTCAATACCGGGGCAGGAATATTTTGAATGCGGGACTCAAGACCACCCAGCCTTTCATAAAGGCCGCTCAGATCTACCGCAGGCGCATTCACTACAGGCGCAGGGGCATTGGCAAGCCTTGATTCCAGTCCTGCAAACCGAGCCTCAAGCCCACTTAAATCAAACGTAGGTATTTGACTGTAATCAAACGTGGGTATCTTGCTGTAATCAAATTCAGGCTGTGGCCTATTTTCAATTTCTGCAAGTCGCTCGTTGATGTTACTTAAAAAAAAATTGTTTGGGTCGTAGAGACCTTCTAGATTCTGATTGATGCCCTGAAGGGTATCGCCCAACCCACCAAGATTCACCGGAACAGAAACATTGATCGGCGCTTGAGAGGTCGGCCTTGTGGCAAGACCCGCATTAAGTGCGGCGTATTGCGCTCCCAGATTACCAATGCTTTGCTGCAATGGCATGAACTGCTGGGAAAGGTAGTTCTCTGTTTGCAGTCGAGACAGTTCTGTGCGGAACGGATCAAGTTCACGCTGCAACAAAGACTGCGTTTCCATTTCGCGAATGCGCTCTTGAAGAGGATCAAACCGCTCAGAAAGAGTCTCCTCAAGCAAATCAGAATATGCGCTTGGATCAAACGAAGGAATCTGCTGACTTTGGATATTTGCAAAGTTCGATAGGTATTGACCCAAGTTTGATAGGTCGATTCCACCATATCTTCCATCTGGAGATACGCCAGCAGGCGGAGCAGGAGAGGCTCCGGGCGGAGGCGTTCTGGAGAAGTATTCAAATTCCGGGGAAACACCCGGCAAGTAGCCTTGTCCGCCGACATCTAACGCAGAGTAACTGGCCGTTGGCGGGGTCTGTACATACTGCCCCCTCAGTCCTAACTGGACATTCTCAGCAGTGGGAAGACTAGAGCCATACAGTTGACTGATGGCCGCTTGACGAGCGCGTTCCTCAATGTCTCCGCCATCGAAGTACTTCTCGACCATGCCACCTTCGGCATACCCAACGCCGGGATAAGCCGATCGAACTTGGTTAAACACATTGCCCATTTGACCGAGGGTCTTGCGTCTTTCAGCGGCCTGCTGCTCTTCGTATTCCCTCATGCTGCCTCGACCCATGAGTTCTTGCTCACGGGCCATGCGGCTGGTCTCTCCAACATAGGCAGGGAGAAAGGTTCCGGGGGAAGAGAGTTGTTTCAAAAAAGCGCCGGGTTCTTGGAATGGCGCAGACAATCTCTGGGTGGCAGTCAGACCTGCTGGCGGGGTCACCGCAGGGCTTGCCGTGACACCCGCAAAATCAGGAGCAGCCGTCATCTGAGAAGCCGCCATGCCCGGCGCAAACGAAGACGGAGTGCTTTGCAGGGCAGATTGGAGTGTGGCATCTGCCGCTAATGGATTCATCGTAGAAGCCGCAGCACCGGGGCTGAACGTCGTTGCCGCATCGGTGGCCGCTTGGGTGGCGGTATCAACGCCCGCCTTCGACAGCGCATCGCCTGCTGCGCCAAATGCCTGACCCAGTCCAAACCCGGTGATGCCTGAGAGGATGCCCTGCTCCAGATCGCCCGTGACGGCAGCGGTCGCGAGACCAGATCCAATCGCACCTGCGGCAGCGGAACTCAGTCCGGCTGCGCCAAGGATGCCAGCGCCTGCGCCAGTCAACAGGGACGATCCAAGGAAAGACCCCAACAAGGGGGCAAGGAAGGGCAGGAAGGCCTCTGGCTGTCCGGTCTGGGGGTTCCGGGTCAACTGTCCGGTCGGGGACAGACGGGACAGCATCTGAACCTCAATCGGGTTCATGTGTACAAGTTGCGAGTCACCGTATCTGCCGTATCCGGCAAGTTGGTTCGCGACTCCTTGGTATGGGGCTTTATACATGGCAACTCCTATGGTTGCGGGGAGCCACGGCTCTGTAGATTCTGGTGTAACAGCGTTTAAATTTCAACGAGATCGACAGGTTAAGGATCATCGTATCGACCCCGCCTCGTAATTGGAGACCAAATAGATGGTCATGATGATCGACGGGATTCCGGGGATGTTCCCGGAAGGGGTGTCTGCTAAGAGAACAACGCCCGTATCAGAAGACTGCCAGACCAACTCGAAATAGTCCCCGCCGTTTAGAACGAGAAGGAAGTTCCATGCCGGAACCACCTCTGCGTTAGGCCCATCGATGACAATTTTGGTTGCTGAGTCAGGGACATTAACCCCGTTTACACGAGGCCAAATGTAGACGGCGCTGGCACTACCCCCCGTTTTGTCCAACTGGGCAGAGAACTGAATGTTGTAGATGCCCGTATCCGAAATGTAAATCTTGGATGTCGGTATTCCGCGTTCAATCTGAAACTCGCTGACTACGCCGTTGTAGGTGATCAGGTTGACCGTATCTGCGACAGGATTGGTCTGGGTCGTGGTGTCGTAGTACGAGGCATGAGGGATAGGGGAATTCAATTCATTCGTGATGTTGTTGAAGAACAGCCTCAGCACGTTGGCAAACTGATCCTGATATCGCCTCTCATAAGCCTGTGGGGCAACGGGAAGGTTCGGAGGAGCGACACCATAAACGACACCCATTAGCGTCTCCCGTCCGGTCTAATATCCAGACGCATCGCACCCATCTGCCATGCCACACCAAGGCCAGATGAGGTCACACGAAGGGCTAACTGCCTGCCTCTGATGCGGGTATAGACCTGCTCGGTATATCTCTCGACAGGAAGAACTGCCAAAGCATTCACGGGATCTACGTCAGGGGTTCCGTAAGCCGCGCCGGGGTAGTTATGCGGGTACAGGCTCAGGGTGACCGAAGGAGTTCCATTACTGGAACCCAAGAACTTCACGTCAGGAATGATTCGAGATACGAAACTGAAATTGTTTCCATCTCCAATATCAAAGTCAGAAGTTTCGATGAAAGCCGTAATGGGTTCCGCGATACCCGTTTCCAGATTGTCCCAGCCGATCTCGTGGAACATCACCTGATTCGGTGCCTTCATGGCGACAATGGAATAAATTGAATGCGAAGCGGCAATGGTGTTGTTGACGCCGCGCACACATCCCGTCAATGAGTTTCCACTGATCCCGGTGTAAATGATCTCTTCGTTCTCAATGACGATGGCTCCTTCTGACGGATATGAACCTGCATTGAGGAGGGTGATCGTGGTATCCGTTGCAGAGATATTCGAAGACAAATAGGAAGTCTGAACGCTCTTTGCCAGCATCGGAAATGATCTCAGGGTCTGCTGGACAAATGCGGTTCTGTTTAAACTTCCATAGTGCCATGTGCCGTCTTGGTAGTTGAACGTCACATACAGGCTATTTACTTGGCTTCCTGTGCCGGGATAAAACCACCAAATCTCACTGTATGGTTCATTGATACCGCACATTACTTGAGAGATCTGAGATCTGTTCAATGTGCTGAAAACGTGCTGCCTCAATGAGCAAGGCAGTGTTTGAACGCGACCGTCATACACGAAGAACTTGTCTTCGCCCATCCAGTACACGGAGTTGTTCACTGCAATAACTGAATTCTGCGAAGCAACCGAAATGTCTTGGTCGAGGAGATTGAAGTTCCACACGAACGGAGGGCCGACATACTGCATCGCATAGACAGCAGTGTCAGTGAGAATCAAAATCTCTTGGCGCGTCGAAGTACTGGTAACAATAAATGAGCCGTTCGACAGTCTCTGCTCGCCAGACTGATTGGTGAGTTCGGGAACCCATTCATACGGGTTTCCTTGGTCAGACCATCGGACCAGAAGCGGATCGAATTCAGTATTGAAGTTGGTCGGGTCATAAGGCTTTGCGCCCAAGCAAATCAAGAAGTCTCTGATGGGAGACAAATTGATGGTCATTGTCTTGTTTGGCGCATGTTCGCCAGAATAGGACGCAGTGACAGCCACCGTTCCAGAGCCGGTGGTCGCCGCAGAAAGCGTCAAAGACGTTGATCCTGTCCATGCCGTCGTAACATAAGCGCCGGTCGGAATCCCGCTTCCGGCAATGACAGATCCCGTGTTGATCCCCGTTGCATCCGATACCACAATCGTCGTTGATCCAGAGGCGAACGTGGCTGTCGTAGAAACTTTCGGGACCGTATCGATTTTCGTTTTAAACGTAACAGCCCGAGACCATGTGGCAACATCATCTGTCCAGTAGTAAATGTTTCCTTCTCTTTCAGCGAAGAGGCAGTCATCGCCGTAATTGAGAATGGACCACAAGCGCATCGACACGCCGACAGGGATACTGGAACCCCATGCTCCAAATCCCCATGGACCACCGCCCCAACCAATGGCTGTCGTTGATACGGCAGGACCCGCATTGATCTGATACTGAACAACGACTGCCGCACCACCGCCCGTCGCCGTTGACGATGCGGCTGTGGAGGCAATGACAGAGAACGTGTTGGCAGATGCAACGCCGACAATCTCGTATTCGCCTGAGAGCGTGATGCCCCCTACTGCGGTAGCACCGCTGATCGTTATATAAGTGCCAACAGTCGCACCATGTGAAGTCGCTGTAATGACAACCAGTTTGCTTCCACTGGTTGTGTCAATGGGATCTGAGCCAAGGGTCGCGGTAGTTCTAATCGGGGTAATATCATGGAAGATACCGCCAAACTCCATGTAGAGTTTTTGCGTGGTGCCGATTGCTAGAAGATTCTGGGACTGGAGGGTGACGTAGTTCCAGACATACCTTGCAACGCCATTGTAGGTTCCGCCAGACGAAGTGATGTTCTGCCAGCCACCTATCTTCTGGGCAAATCCACCACGGAACCGAACCTTTTCAGAAACGAAAAAGCCGCCCTCGTTGGCATAGTTCGTGGTTTCTCTATTGACGCCGGGTCGGAATTCAAGTTTTTGGAGCGGCATCCGTCACTCTCCGCCATTCAGGCTTGCCCATGCCTCTGCTGAAGTGCGGAGTATCGACCAACTTAACTCCGTTGCCGCCCCATGAGTTAAAGGGATGGAGCGATTCCCAATACGCGCCCAAGGGGGCGAGAACGGTCTTGTCGTAGGTCAACTTGCCGTTCAGGAAGAAGTTTAAATCAACCGCCCGGCGCTGCAAGTGCAGGCTGTTCATGGTCCGGCTACGCCCAGTCTTGACGTAGATCTCCTGCTGTTCAGGAGTGCGGTAGAGTTCCCCGGCTGTGACTACAAACCCTAGTTCAGTAGCCCGGTTGATCAGACGGGTGACATCTAGCAAGAAGGCGGCTTGTTCTGCGACGTTACTCACGGAGCGCCTCCTTCAGTTGATCGGACTTGTCCTTGCTACCCTGTGAAGAGCCAAAGTAGTAACTAACGATCTGCGTGGATATGGCAGACAGGACGCCCAAGATGTAGATCAGGATGTCCTTCCTACTGGACTCCACCGGGGTGTTGTCAAACATGACGATGCCGAAGAGGATAAAGGTCAGGAGCAGAAGGGAGAGCGCCAAGACCGGGGTCACGATCTTGTTCAACAGGGGCGCTTTGTCAGAGGTCGCAATCTGCACCTCCCGATCCCGTGCCGAATCGGTGTCCTTCAGGCGCATGTCGAGTTCTTGCAGGTCGAGTTTGTTTTCCTCCAACTTCAACCGCAGCAGTTCTTCCTCATGCTCCATCTCAGCAATCTTGATCCGAGCGATATCCTCCGAAGACATGTCGGGCTTGAGTTCTACGCCAAGTTTTTTCTCAACGTAGTCCTTGCCTTTTGCCATCACCGCATTGGCAACGAGGTTTAAACCGTTTCCAAGAAGCGGAGTCAGGATTGCGCCAAGTGCAGCAGGAATGGGCATAGATTACGCCCATCCCCTTACCGGATTCTGCGGGAACACCTGATACGCCTCCAGTTCTGGGGCTGCGTCCACCACCCGCACGTTAGCGTGATACCCCGGTACCGGAGCCATCTCGGGGAACTCGCCCTCATCGCTCTGGAGCATCTTGCCGGTCGGCTTATACACCGTGCCGATGAGATCAATGGCGAGGTACTTGGGGACTTCGTTCCCCTCTTCCCCTTCCACGCGATACAGCACCGCCTTTGCTGCGGCTTCGGAGTCAAACTTGAGGTGGTAGTCAATATACATGGCGTATGTCCTATAGTCGTTAACTAACGAAAAGTGTTAGTTGTTGCGTATGAAATTCATGTTCGGATGTCCGCTCTTCTTGCGGAATTTCACGCACGATCCCCGCCGCCTCTAGCGCGTTGTAGAGGGCTGTGGCGTCGGCTGCTTTCAAGTAGTAATCCATTAAGCCGCCTCGTCTACTTCCATTTCCCATTCTAGGGCAACACCGTTAACCATGTCGGCGCATTTGCTGTAGCAGACATCCGGCTCACCTTTGACAACCTGATATTTGTCATCAACCCAATACCGAGTGTGGCAAATGGACGCCTCGGCCCGAATCTGCCCTTGCAACAACTTATCACCCTCTGTTTTTGCTTCCTCAACGGTAGAAAAGTGACGCAAGGTTTCTTCTTGCAAAATGTTGTCAAGGACAGACAGTTCGATTTCTTCTATGAATTTCATGTTGTTCTCTTAGGCTGTTAGTGCCTGAAGTTGAGCGTTGGTGGCACGGACCGCGTAGTAGGTGATGCGGCGGATGGTGCCGTTTAAAGGGGTTGAGCCAGCAGAACCTAAGCCGCCAATGATTAATTGGGTTGCGTCTAGATTTACAGCCCCTGTGACATCTTCCCCAGTTGACCCGCTTTGTAAACGACCGCTCAAGCCCTGCCAAGCAACAGCGGCTTTGATGAAAGTGTTGTTGGAAATAACTGCACCAGTTCCCGCACCAGAGAATGTGCCTCCAACTACAGCCCGCAAACGGTCTACAGTTAATTGTGGGCTTCTCAAACTTGTTGTAGTTGTTCCGCCACTTAATTCCCAAACACCTTGAGTTTTAACGGCAGCGGCGTACACAGCAGATTCAGAGTAAACCGTTCCTTGAGAATTGCTAAACCACGACGAGAAATTCGTCCCCGTCATGCTGGCTGCGTCTGCGTTGCGCGTCAGGGCGGTGGTGGTCGTGGGGATGACGGAGGTTGCGAATGCACCCTGCTCCAGTTGGGGCAGGCCGATGCGGAGGGTGAAATCGTAAGTCAGCCCGTTGGTAAGATTGACGGAAATTTGCGGCTGAATTGATGCGGTTGAAGCGCCTGTTGTAAATAAATATGCCACACGTTGCGTTGCCAATCCCGCAGACGTAGGTGTTGTCGTAGAAGAAAAATTGTTCCGCAAAAACGCCGGGACGCTGCTGTATTCACCAACAGTAAAACTAAAGGTCGCGCTGTTTAACACCCCAGCGGTTAATTTAACGTAAGTTGAAACTGCCCAAGTTTGGCTTGGCGATGCGGCAACTTGCGTAGTTGTTTCGAAATTGATATTAAAACTAATCGTAGCCGTCGCCGTTCCGGTAAACCGCAAGTCAATGTAAGTAATCCCCGATTCTGTGCCAGTACCTACAATTTCGTTGCTAATTCCACTTGTCGGTGACGCACTTCGATTCCAATTCGTCGGCAACGTCCCCGGCGTACCAGCCACAGCGCCCACCATCGTGTTGTTGCGGATGCTGTTCGTCCGCTGCTCCTCGATCAGCAAGCCCTGCGCGGCAAGCGTGGAGGGGTTGTAGTCAAATCGGGCTACGTTGTTATTCGCCGTCGTCAGCACTCCCAACGAGTTAAAGTACGTCGCAGTTGTTGCTCGCGAAAACGTCACTCGCGGGTCGAGTTTGCCCGCATTCGCAAAGTCCAACAGCAGAGTCGGAGTCAAGTTGGGGAAATTGTTTTGAATTGCCATGATATTTCCTCAGCCTGTCAATGCCTGAAGTTGAGCGTCGGTAACGCGCACGGGGTAGTAGGCGATGCGTTGGATGGTGCCGTTGAGGAAAGTATTTGCTGTTAAACCGTCAGCCGACCCAATAAACATTCGATCTACGGTCGGCAATGTACCAGAAGTATCCGCAAGTCCAAGGTTGCCGTTTGATGCCTGTTGAAAATCATTGGTTTTGTATACCGCAGCCATTTTTATGACGTTTTCAACGGATGGGGTTGTTACAGCAATGTCCGCTTGTGTAGCACCCCCGTCTTGTACTAAAAGCCTTGTACTAGTCGTGCCGCTGTAGCCAACAATTATTCTCTCTAGCGAGCCACTATCGTTAATTTCCGCATATCTTCTGGTCGCTCCAGATACGTTTGCAACTCCTGCTGCGCTTGTGAACAGCGTCCCCTCACTCGCGTTGTACCACGACGAGAAATTTGTCCCCGTCATGCTCGCCACATCTGCATTGCGCGTCAGAGCGGTGGTGGTCGTGGGGATCACGCTCGTGGCAAATGCGCCTTGCTCTAGTTGAGGCAGGCCAATGCGGAGGGTTAAATCGCCAGCACCAGAAAAAATAATCTCAATACGGGGCTGAATAAACGCCACGGTTGCGCTGGCAAGCGTTCTTGTAATTGATACTCGCTGCGTTGCAAGTCCCGCAGATGTCGGCGTGAAATTTACTGTAC